GCAGATATTTACCTTAATTTCCTAGTTCTATGGCATTACATACTACAAGGCTTGATGCGTTAGCTGGTGTAAGTGTCATCCTCAACGTTCTCTGGCCCTGTATCAGACACAGGTACCACAGGGAGCTCTACACTGATGATCTCGTTCAGGATCCTCTGCCGAGATCTGGCTTTCAGTCCTTTGACGGTCTTGAGCTGAACCATTAGTTGCCTGAGCGCTTCATGGACGTTTGTTCTGAATTCGTAGGGAGCTGGGTCCAAATCAAGGAGCTCTTCTGGCTGTAGTCCCATGTTCCATTGGAGCTGGTCATCAAAATCATCAAAATCCAAAAGTAGCTGCTCGGGATTCTCAAAGGCCAACGTCATGGCCTCAAAGTCTTCCTGAGTCATCTCGGTGACCTTAGTTGCCAATCGCTCAGTCTCTGATTCTTCTGTGAGCATTAGAGATCTGAGTTCAGCTGCCAGGGCTTGTCCTTGTGGGCCCCTTTCAGAGAGCTCCATGATCACATCCTTCCAAACAGAAAAGTCAGAAATGACCTCCGAATCAAGAGCCATGACTGATGCCAAGAATTGAACCATGTCCTCTTCCAAGGGCTCTTTGTCAAGGACAAGCTCATGCTTCTTCCTCTCAAAGAATTCTGTGGATTGAGAGGGTGTCACATGGACATCACAATAAGTTACACCAGCATCATCCCTCAGGCACAGTGTGTGTCTTGCATAATCTATAGACACTGGGCCCAGGCTGGTCAGTGGAACAACTGAGATGCCTGGCAAGACTTTGATCTTATAAGATCTGAACTCCTTAGGCAGCAAATCAGAGGAAAAGGCATCTGAGCTAAACAAGGTCAAAGTGGTCTCACTCGGCTTCAGAAGTGCATTCTGAACTCGAATCCACCTCTGACCCTTGATGGTTACCTCCTTTCTATTTGAAATACTAAGCAACCTCCATAGGTCAACCTTCCACTCATTCCTATTAAGGGAACTTTTATCTGCAAAGCAATGAGCCAGCACATTCCAAAGATAGTCCTTGTCCGTGGATAGCCATAGAGAAGAATAAGGGACAACCACCTTAGGCCGTTCAGCCACAGCCCAGTGCCTCAGACTCTTCAAGAGCAGCATGCGATCTGCTGCCCATTGCTTCAGTCCGTCTGCATTGAGGGGAATCTTCTTATAGTCATCTGGCAGAGGGTTTATCTCTGGTTGATGAGGTGCTGTCTCCCAAGGGAAGAGACTTATCATATCCGGGATGAACTGGTACTTCATTAGTCGTAGGATCATGTTGTCTCTACTATCTGGTCCAAACGCTGGTGTCCAGATCTTCACTACTTTTGCAAACTCCCTGAAACCAATCAAGTCACTTCTCAACCTCAAAAGATCGCCTTCATATTTCACCATTGTGCCTGTCAAAGAATCCTCTACATTAAGGTGCCGTCTTAGGATGCCCATCAAATAATTGGCCCTTGCTAGGTTCATTCTTTTTTGGCCCCAGATAGTTAGAGCTACATCTGAAGCACTAAACCCTGTCTCTGGTAAGTCAGTTATTGCCATGTTGTAAAATCTTCTTGACCTCTTTTCAATATCCCTCCAGAATCGAGTGCACTTCATCAGCAGGAAGGGTCTCCAAAATTCAACATCTGGTGTGGAATCCTGTGGTTCACTTGACTTGTCTGGCTTAGAAACCAACAACTCTGCCAGACTGAGTTTTTCCTTAGTTTTAGTCTTGACCACACTGAAGTTTGCAATGTAGCTACTGGCAGCGTGAATCTTGGCTTGAGAGACATAAGACATTGCTATGTGAGCACCAGGACTGAGAAGCTTTTCTCTGATTCGATCTTTTGACTCTGTGAAGCCCTCCATCAAGTAACCAATAGGGTCCTTGGCTGCCTTGAGATTGAGTGCACTCCTGTCAAGACTGAGCCTGTTTGTCAATTCTGTGTATTTACCTATGGGAGATAGACTGATCTTGAGAGGGTCCCTGACTGCTTCATGAGTCTGCCAGAGCCGGAAACTACTCATATTAATGCAAGCATCCAATCCAGATAATAAGCATTTCTCAATGAGTTGTAAAGACAACACAGCAGAGAATCCATTTTTGACTATAGGGACAGATCCTAAGTTAGGATGGCCATCCCATAGGATGCTTTGCTGAGCCTTGTAGTCACAGGACATCATGCGAGCATGATATCTGGCCAATAACTGGTTGATAACATAGATCTCAGAAAGGTAAAGGCCTTGACAAAGCAACCCATTAAGAGTAGATATTGCCTCTTCTACTCTACCTCTCAGTGAGGGGTGGTATCCCATGGAGAATCCAGCTGTGACAAATTTAATCGAAACTGGGTAAATTGTGCCGCCGGATTGAAAGAAACTATTGAACTCCTCTAGACGGCCCTGAGAGGCTATGGTGCTCTTTATCAGATTAGTAGTCGCCCCTATGCAGCGCTTGCCAAACTCTATGGCGTAACACATGAGATAGGCTGACTTCTGCAGCCTTTGGCCAATATTAATATCTCCCCTCCACATGATTGTGAGCAAGAAAGATGAGTCGTCTGAGGACACTTTTGTGGTAATGACAACTTTCACTGGTATGCTCAGCCTCGCATACTTCCTAGTTAGGTTGTCACCAAGTACTGCTGCAGACTTCAAAAGATAGACAGCATGCAACATAGAGGAAGTCTCATGAGGAATCCCTTGCATCATGTTGCTTCTGTTAATCATGCCTAGTGGGCCGGTCAGGCTAGAGGAGCCCTCTGCAAGTAGCTTCAGTTCTTTGATTACATCATCGAACAGCAGATCATCATCTGTGGACCTCAATTGACTCAAGACCCTCTGGTCTATTAGAATTTGCTTGTTTGTTATGGTGTTGAGGATGCCTCCGAACAAATCTGAGAGCCTCTCTGCTTCTACACTTGTACCCACCTCTGTGTTTGGATGCGTCAAGAAGGAATCTAACATGTGCCAGAGGTTGGGCATGCAGAATTGCTGGCACCACGTCTTGGCATCAGAGGAGTTGACATATGTTGCATGATGATACATGTTATTGTAATCATTGCTCATCTCACCATTTTGCTTTCGCCAGGCAATCATGTCCTCTCTAATTCTTTTACTGTGCTCAATGTTCTTTTGCAACTTCTTTTCTGGGTTAGCTAACATTTCATTGGGCAAATATCGATTGATGACTCTGGAAAATATTTCTAGGAACTTCACAGCCACTCTCATGATAATTGTCAGCACGAAGATCTCTCTCACACCAGTTTGCTGATCCTTTTTGAAGATGGAAACAACTTTGTTTTCATCCTTCTCTAGTTGCGCCATGATCCAGCTCATGCACTCAAATGGTTTCTTGCTGCTGATATGTTCTGGCAGATGTAGGACTGCATCAAAGCAATAGAGCCTGTTGTTCTTGCTGCATCCCAGCTTGGTACTCTTCTTGAAGGTCGAAAAATCTGCCCATGTCCACTTGGCCAGCTCTTCTTTAAACTCCTGGATCACACCTGCAATGCCCTGGGGCGCATTATCTGTGATCCACTTGTGAAGAAAAGAGCCTAAGGATCTAACTGTGGTAACAGAGAACTCATGAGGCCTGGGCTCAGCCTCAGGGTCCTTCCAGCCTATGCACAATGGATTAGCATCTTTCAACTTGAGCTCCTCAGTGATGATTTTTTTCAAACAGGCAGAAATGGCATGCATACTGTTGTTTGCCTTTGCTGCGACCACATAGTGCATGTAAGACAAGTCCAAGCAATGAGGAAATGTGGTAACTCTGGATTTTGTCACCCAGTTCAAAAGATTGGTCTCATCTGCGTCTGTGAGCTTTGCAGAGTCTTCAGCACACTCAATGAGTGCACAGACCACATGGGCTTGGAGTCTTGACCTGAGGGGCAGGTCAATCTTTGATAATATCTTGAGGGGTCTGTTTATGATGGTGCTCTTCTCCATGTACAAGAACCTAAAGAGTTGCAGAGTGTCTATAGTCTTTTGTTTCCCGTCTAGCGCAATCAGGAAGCTCATCGTAGCCATTAACTTGGCCTCTCTGAGGCTGTACCTGCCGAAGTAATAAGAGGTCAAAGCACAGAGTCTCTCAGAGATACTCAGAATCTGAGTAATCCGATCTTCTTTGATACTGAGAGCATGAGTATTCCAGACCCAGCCTGCAGTCTCTTGCCAGCCCTGCGGATTCCAGTAAGGGAGCTTCCCTCTTATCAGCACCCAGTAGTAGATAGGGCTGGATTTCCCCGAGCAATGAGAGACTAGGTACCCGATCAATTGGTCCTCCACTTTAATGGTTGATGAGTGCCACCTCCGCCACTTGCCTGTTGAGGAGTGTCTACTGATGTTTAGCTCAGAGTTGATGGCCTCTAGTGTCTTGAGGTAATTGACCAACCTGGTTTTATAGGTGGGGTCAGCACCGTTCAAACAGTCAAGAGGTGCTTGAAACCAGCTATCAGCTTTGAACAAATCAGTAGCAATGGGACTGATGTCTGATTGAGCTGGAGCATAATTCTTCATGTGCTGATCACTCTTGTGGTCTCTAATACACTCTTCTATTACTGGGTCATGGGACTGGCCACCTTGGGCCTCAGGGTTCCAAGCGAAGTGGCAGTCCTTGGGTTTTATGAACATCTTTGCCCATAAACCTCTTTTTATGGACTCTAAGCACAGGCCTTTGTAGACATCAAGATCACATGTCAACCAAAACTTATCCTGGCCCATGACCTTGGATTCCACGCCTTCTCTAAGAATGATGGGCAACTGCAACATTACTGACATAGGAACTCCTTGTGAGGGTTGGCTCAGGATTACTGGCAAGTGCGTCCAGTTACTCATCAGAGGACTCTCAGTGCCAAAGTCTGGTAACTCCGGATTAGCTTGTCTCAGCAGAGCGACTGCCTGGCCCATACCTCTCTTCAGCTGAGTTTCCATGTAGGACCACGACTCAGGTCCAGTTGTGCTCTGCCTCATCTTCCTGGTGATCTCTAAAAGATCATCACTATCCTCTTTGAGTGGCACATCTGGTAGTTCTTTGATGCTCTCTGTGGTCATGATTCCATTCAGAGCACACCAGCTGTGGATGGCCAGTCCAAAGTGGTAGGCATTGGCAATGAGCTGGAGTCTATCTTTAACACAGACCACCAAACAATCATTAACCATGATCTCTCTGGGACTCACCCCAATGCCTAGGGCAGTGTGCTTGAATCGGCATCCAAAAGAGTTGAAGTCATAACACACCATGGCATCTTGCCAGGCAGTGTAAACATTATGGCGATTGGTTTTAAGCTCAATTGTGAACAACCCAGAACGATTCACATGTACAAAATCTGGGGTTGCACGGGGCTTCCCAAGAGGCCACAAATCAAGATTATCAAATTTGTCCGGCAACACATCATCTGACCCCCCGAGTATATTGATTGCTACTAACTCATGAGGCAGCCTCCTCATTTGATCCATATCGAAGTCAAACGAGTTTTCACCCGTTTGCGTGCTACAACTGCTCAAATCGAGAGCCGCAGTTTGGACTCTCACGCCCTTCTCGGTCTTTGTGCAGCGGAAATCAAACAACTGTGCCTGTGGCAGGGACAAGCACTCCCAAGACATAGGATCAAACCCACGTCCCATAGGCAAAGCTTGCAGAAC